ATGCCTTAAAGATCCTCTCCTCCATGGGACGGAGATATCTCCCAAGTGCTACGTTAAACTTAGGGTTCCTTGGGGATATTACTCGTGGGACGGGGTCACTTTTTGTAGTGCGATCAGTCTTTTCATACTTGACAAACACTTTAACCGATGAGTCACCCTTAAGATCAAGCCCCTCGTTGGCTATGAGCTCAAGGGCCTGTTCGTAACTCTTCTTCTTGCGACCCCTGACTGTGTCAACAAATTGTTGATGCGTCAACGGGGTGGTCGAAGGAAGATGAGGCCGTAACAAGTCCACTGAATTTTGCAATGTGGATGCAAACACACCGGGAAGTGGTCTTGGTGGTGGCACAAACTGTTTAGGTGACTTCTTGTCAATATTCTTAACAAAGAAGACCCTTTCTTTCACAGCACGCACCAAGGTGTCAATGTCATTGTTGAAAGGGGCAATAACGATGTCAGGAGATACACCGTTCAATCGAAAACATTCCCTCTCTTTTGTCACACCCAATTGTCGTTTTACGTGCAGTTGGGGGTGGTCGGGCGCTTCACTCTGTTTGCAACCCACCCCCCGCACGACAACTGGGCACCCCTATTCAACAGCCGGCCGGTTTACCCAACGGGCAATCCGGTCGAATACTGACAGGCCGTCAATACGCTCCGACACTTTGGTCGAATTCTCCACAATGAACTTGGTATTATTCCACGCCATTGTGGGAATAAACGAACAAAATGTCGCTCGATCAATAGCTATTGCCTTGTCACAAGTCCGGAGGTCCTTAAACTCATCTTCGACGAGCTTAGTGATCCACTTACGAGTAACAAGCACATTAGCCTGGGACACAGGCCGTGCTCCAAATTTGACATAGGCGCGTTTCGCAAGACCCATGGCAAAAGCAGAGCGCTTCCCTTTCCTAAGCTTGTGCGAGCGTTTCTCATTCTTCAAGACGGTAATGGTGCCAGTCTGAGCGGTCGTAACAGTCTTCTCCAAAGTAACCTCGTGGACTTCCACTAGGTCGGCGGGCTCATCCTCCACTGAATCAAATGCTTTCAAGAGCAACTTACCGGTTTGCTCAACCGGTGAATTGCCAATCACAACATTGAAAGCATACTTAAGCCACTTACCCGCCCAGCGGGTCAATATCAAAGAGTCTTCCACAGAGATACCAGATGTCGCCATTGCTTGCAAAACGAGTCG